AAACTCATTTGAGGCTGAGGATGGATGTAATGATGACCTTGCAATGTGTCTGGTCATCTATGCATGGTTAGTTGCACAAGATTACTTTAAAGAACTTACGGATCAAGATGTTCGTAAGAGATTGTATGAGGATCAACGTGATCAGATTGAACAAGATATGGCTCCATTTGGTTTCATCAGTGATGGTCTAGACGATGATTCTGTCACCGACCAAGATGGTACTGTATGGAGAAAGACAGATCTTGATGATGTTAATTCAACATATGGAGACATGAGTTTCATGTGGGAGTATTACTGATGGATCTTGGAGATGAGTTTGATCTAGAACATTTGTTATTCAAAGAGAGAACTTGTAGAGTTTGTGGAGAACGTAAAAGTCTGATTGAAGATTTTTATATGACTCGAAAAGACCGTGGTGCATATCCATCTGCATATTCCTACGAGTGTAAACAATGCACAATCAAAAGAGTTAGAAAAGGAAAACTTCCCAAAAGCAATTGGGAATATCCAGATTGGTAATTCACGTCTAGTTTCCCCATCTGAAAAGGTGCTAAACAATAAATAAATTTAGAAATCAACTGAAACTTCTAGAGGAACTCAGATGGCTGGTTTAGGCTTAGTCTCTCCTGGTATTAAGGTAAGGGAAGTTGACCTTACTAGAGGTGGTATCACAGGCGTTAGCGATCAGACCGGCGCAATTGCTGGTCCTTTTGTTAAAGGCCCTATCAACGAACCCATCCTTATCGAAAACGAGAAGGATCTCGTAGATACCTTCGGAGAGCCAAAAGAAACAAATAGACATTATGAATATTGGATGTCCGCATCCTCTTATCTCTCTTATGGCGGAGTCCTAAGAGTTGTTAGATGTGATGCACAAAATCTCAATAACGCAAACGCAGCTGTTGCAACGGGTGCAGGATCTTCCGTTACTAGTGGCGTAAAAATTAAAAATGTAGATGACTTCTACAATTCTTTTTCTGACGCAACTACCTGGTATTGGGCTTCAAAAAACCCAGGTATTTGGGCAAACGGATTAAAAGTTTGTGTTCTTGACTCCAGAGTTGACCAAATTCTTTCTGGTATCAATACCTCTGGTGTTACAGTTGGAGCTGCAGTAACACAGGTTATTAGTGGACAGATTGGTGGAATCGGAACTGCAATCAGTCTTGATGGTCACCTGAAGGGTATCGTCACTGGTATTGGTGCTTCTTCTATTGAAGTTAAAGTTGTAAGTCATGTATCCGCTGCTGGAACAGAAAGTGATGTAGATTATATTAAAGGTGGTTCTTATGAGTTTAAGACTGCAACTGAATTAACAATTCCTGGATCAACTGGATCTGCTACAACATCAATCACTGTCACAAGAGAAGTCTTTGGTACAGCAGGTGCTCTTGGAATTGGTACAAATTTACTGCGTTTTGCCAATCAAGGATCAACTACAGTTGATAATGCAGGTGGTGCATCAGTGGCTATCGGAGCTACTGGAGTTTTCCTTGCTAGTGCAGGTGGAATTAGCACCATTGGTTCGGCCTCTCCAAGTATCCTTCTTATCGACAGTGAGTTAATTGGAATTGGTATTACAGTTGACACTAATACAGGATTTGTTGGATTCTCTACTAGAGGTATTGATGGTAGTACCGCTGCGGCACACAACGATGGAGCTACTGTAGAGATTTTACAAAATGTTGGCTCTGCAACAACAGTTGCTGCTGCAGCTGATGCTACTGCACAAACAGTTGAAGTCAACGGCCTTGGAATTGGAACCAATGTCCTTGCAATCAACGACTATGTTAGAGTTCTTTCGGTTGGTGTTGGAACCACCGCAGAATTCATCAAGGTCACTGGAGTTTCCACTAGTGGTAGATTAACTCCAACAACCACAACTGATTGGTTTGAAGGTCAGACTCTTGGTCTGGATAATTCGACCGTATATTGGAAGAACGTTGCACCAAGACCAGGAACTTCTAATTACGCTGCTTCTAGAAACTCCAGATTTGATGAAGTTCATGTCGTAGTGGTTGATGATGATGGTTCTATCACTGGAACATCTGGTCAAATTTTAGAGAAACACGTTGGTCTTTCTAAGGCTACGGATGCAAAACTCTTCAATAGTCCAATCTACTATAAGAATTATATTGCAGACAATTCAGAGTATGCTTATGCTGGATACGCACCATTAGCGACTCCAACAGGATTCTCCACTGGAACGACTGCATTTACATCTGCAGCCTCTGGTTGGGGTCAAAATGCACAAGGAATTGTCTTTGCTGGAATCGGCAGATCTGTTTACTCTCTCCAAGGGGGTAAAGATTATGATGGAAGCTACAACGAAAATCTGAATGCTTCCCTTGGTGATCTGATGGAAGGTTATGATCAGTTTGCAAATCAAAGAGAGTACCCAATCAATTATCTGATTATGGGTCCTGGACTTGGTTCTAGAGAAGAGACAGTTGGTAAAGCTAATAAGCTTGTCAATATTGCTGAACTCAGAAAGGATTGTGTTGCAACTATCTCACCATCAAGATCTGACGTTTTGAACGGTGATGTTCCTCTCACTAAGTCTGATACTCAGACCGATAACATCATTACAACTATGGATGGAGTCAACTCCTCCTCCTATGCAGTTCTTGATTCTGGTTACGCATACAAGTTTGATCGTTTCAATAACAAGTTCCGTTATCTCCCATGTAACGCTGACGTTGCTGGAATGATGGCCAGAACTTCTCAGAATTCCTTCCCATGGTTCTCACCTGCAGGAACTTCTAGAGGTACTGTCAACAATGCAGTCAAACTTGCATACAACCCATCTCAAGCACAGAGAGATCTTCTGTATTCCAGAAGAATCAACCCAGTAATTGCAGCACCAGGTTCTGGTGTCATCCTATTTGGTGATAAGACTGCACTTTCTTACACCTCTGCGTTTGACAGAATCAACGTTCGTCGTTTGTTCCTGACAATTGAAACTTCAATTGAAAGAGCTGCAAGAGCACAACTCTTTGAGTTCAACGATGCAATCACAAGATCTAACTTTGTTAACATCGTAGAACCTTTCCTCCGCGATGTTCAAGGTAAGAGAGGTATCACAGACTTCCTGGTAGTTTGTGATGAGACCAATAACACACCTGATGTTATTGACGCAAATGAGTTCCGTGCAGACATCTTCGTGAAGCCTGCTCGCTCGATCAACTTCATCGGTCTGACATTCGTTGCAACACGCACGGGTATCAGTTTTGAAGAAGTTGTCGGAACTGTCTGATAACGTTGTCCATTAATTAACCTAACTAGGAGATTAGACTAAAATGCCTCAGCAAATCCCTAACACAGGGGCTAATGCGAGAACCCTGGACACCTTTAAATCCAAGATGTTGGGCGGCGGCGTTCGCCCCAACTTCTTTGAGTGTGAACTCAAGTTTCCTAACATCGGAATTGATGACAACGATGTCAGTGATAAGGTAAGATTCTTGGTGAAAGGTGCTAACCTTCCCGCATCAAACATCGCCCCAATCTCTGTTCCTTTCAGAGGTCGCGAACTGAAGATCGCAGGTGAAAGAACTTTTGATACATGGACAGTTACTGTCATGAACGACAGCAACTTCACTCTCCGTGATGCATTTGAGAAGTGGATGAATCTCATCAACCGTGTTTCTGATAACGGTGGTGAAGTAGATCCTAATATCTACCAACAAGAAGCCTACGTCCATCAACTTGGTCGTGCTCCTGTAACTGCTTCCTCTTCTGTTCCTGTAACCACAGGAAACACTGTTCCCATTCTGCGTTCTTATAAGTTCCACGGTGTATTCCCAACTCAGGTTGCACCTATCGAACTGTCTTACGATCAGAATAACGTAATCGAAGAGTTTGCTGTTGAACTGCAAGTTCAATGGTGGGAAGCTCTGGATGGTGACGGTAGAGTTGTCGTAGGCTGATAAATAAACCTATAGACAACGTACTTATAAAATGGCTGGTAGATTATTTGGATTTTCAATCCAAGGGGCCGACGGCGATAATCTGCCTCCTTCAGCGGTAACTCCTGTTCCGCAGAATGAGGCGGATGCGTCCGACTACTATGTAAGTAGTGGTTTTTATGGCCAATATGTTGATATTGAAGGTGTCTTCCGTAACGAGTATGACCTTATCAAGAGATACAGAGAAATGTCTCTGCATCCCGAATGTGATGAGGCCATTGAAGATATTGTAAACGAAGCGATTGTCTCTGATCTCAATGATAGTCCTGTTGAGATCGACCTGTCTAACTTACAGGTGAGTGACAACATCAAGAAAGTCATTCGTCAAGAATTTAAATATATCAAAGATCTCTTAGACTTTGATAGTAAAGCCCATGAACTGTTCCGTAACTGGTACGTCGATGGGCGTTTGTATTATCACAAAGTTATCGACCTGAAAAATCCTGAGGCCGGTATCCAAGAACTTCGTTTTATTGACGCACTTAAGATCAAGTACGTTCGTAAACAAAGAAAAGAAGATAATAATATCAATAGCCCAGTCGTAAGAAACGCTAACGATATTCTCTCAAAAACTCCTATTATTGATGAGTATTTTGAGTACAATCCAAATTCTGGTAAGTCTGGACAAGGTTATCTTCCAACCCCAGCAGGTACAAAACAAGGTGCAGTAAAAATTGCAAAGGATGCAATCACCTATTGTACTTCTGGTCTGGTAGACAGAAACAAACACACAACTCTTTCTTGGTTGCACAAAGGTATCAAAGCCCTGAATCAACTCAGAATGATTGAAGATGCACTTGTCATCTATCGTCTGTCTAGGGCTCCAGAACGTCGTATTTTCTACATTGACGTTGGTAATCTTCCGAAGGTAAAGGCTGAACAATACCTTCGTGAAGTCATGAACCGTTATCGTTCTAAACTTGTATATGATGCTAACACGGGTGAAGTTAGAGATGATAAGAAGTTCATGTCCATGTTGGAAGACTTTTGGCTTCCACGCCGCGAGGGAGGGCGCGGCACAGAAATCTCAACCCTTCCTGGCGGGCAGAACTTAGGCGAAATTACTGATATTAACTATTTCCAGAAGAAACTCTACAAGGCTTTGGGAGTTCCTGAAACCCGTCTGGGTGGAGAAGGTGGTTTCAACCTTGGTCGTTCTTCTGAGATTCTTCGTGACGAACTTCGTTTCAATAAGTTTGTTGGTCGTCTTCGCAAGAGATTTTCTAACATGTTCCTTGACATGTTGAAGACTCAACTTCTTCTGAAGAACGTAATCGCCGCAGAAGATTGGCCTTCTGTTTCCGAACATATTCAGTTCGATTACATTTATGATAATCACTTTGCAGAACTGAAAGAGGCAGAACTGTTCCAAAACCGCATGGGTAATCTGGCACAAGCCGAACCTTATGTTGGTAAGTACTTCTCTCAAGACTATCTGCGTAGAAAGATTCTTCGTCAGACTGATGATGAGATTGTCGAACAGAATAAACTCATTGACAAAGAGATTGAAGCAGGTCTTTACATGGATCCTGCTGCAGCTGAGGCGATGGGTGCTATGCAACAGGCTGCAGATATTGCATCAACAGAGGCTCAAACTGCAGCAACTTTAGACCCACAAGCGGGAGGCGAACAGGAAACTGCGGCCCCTGAAGGTGGGGAAATATAAATAATTTGTAGTGTATTCAAAAGATCATGAACCCTACTGAATTGATTGACCTAGTTCTTAATGATGCACCTGCTCATGAAATTTCTGATGGCATCAAAGACATTTTGGTGCAAAAATCATCGGAACGTCTGGAAGCGGGAAGACCTGTAGTTGCTGCAGATCTTTTTGGCAACAGTGATGATTTAGTTGATGAAGATGAAGTAACTCAAGAGGACCCTACTGAGGAAGAAAATGGCTAGGATTATCTTAAAAGGTAATGAACAAGTCATTGCTGCAGGTATTGGTAATAGTACTAATGCCAGTAATGCAAGATTAGTTCGTGTTTACAATCCAGGCGGCGGCTCTGGAGGAACTGATCCAGTACAGGTGCATATTGTTGATCCCACTGGAGCCAATGAATACTCGGGTATTGGTTCATGTACTGTCGCAAATAAGGCAGTAGAATATTTTGAAAAACAACCTTCATACAATGTTTATGCGGTTGGTGGTGCTATTCATGTAACTTCTGTCGGATACGGTCCAAACTAATGAAACTAATCAGAGAAGAAATCGAACAGGTAGAGGTTATCGTTGAAGAACGCAACGGTAAAAAAACTC